CCTGCTCCGGTGGCTCCCGCGGGTCCTTGTGGTCCTGTGCTGCCGGCGAGTCCACTGGCGCCAGTGGCACCTGCTCCGGTGGCACCCGTGGGTCCTTGTGGTCCTTGTGGACCGGTGCTTCCAGTCAATCCACTAGCACCGGTGGCACCTGCTCCGGTAGCACCTGCAGGTCCTTGTGGTCCAGTGGCTCCGGTGCTTCCATCCAATCCTGATGCACCTGTGGCACCTGCTCCAGTGGCACCTGCGGGTCCGGTGGGCCCTTGTGGTCCAGTGGCTCCGGTGCTTCCATCCAATCCTGAGGCACCAGTGGCACCTGCTCCGGTAGCACCTGCAGGTCCTTGTGGTCCTGTTGGACCGGTGGCTCCGGTGGCTCCGGTGGGTCCCTGTGGTCCCGTGGGTCCCTGTGGTCCGGTGGCTCCGGTGGGTCCTTGTTGTCCTTGTGGTCCTTGTGGTCCACGAGGTCCTGTTGCTCCAGTAGCACCTGTAGCACCAGTGGCACCTACTCCGGTGGCTCCGGTGGCACCTGTTCCGGTAGCTCCAGTGGGTCCCTGTGGTCCCTGTGGTCCTTGTGGTCCCGTGGCTCCAGTGGGTCCACCCGCAGGCCCTGCAGGCCCAGTTGCTCCGGTGGCTCCAATTCCTCCTGAAGTGACCACACCTGTTAAAAATGCGCCGTTGCCAAGAAAATAGTTGCCCGTGACATTGCCTGTGGTACTGATATTGGCAGTTGAATCATTGGTCAGCACAAGATTGCCGTTGACAGTCAGTCCATTGGCGGCATTGACGCCTATGGGCACATTGCCCAGATATATGGTAGTGTTGCTGACATACAGGCTCTTCCATTGGTTGGCAGCAGTGCCCAAATTATAGGTGGCGTTTGCAGAAGGTACAATGTTGCCCGACCAACCAGACTCAGCATAGGCCGTGACATTGGCATTGGCATAGGTTGTGGGCAATCCAGTGAGCTGGCTGCCGTTGCCCAGCACGTAGCCCGAACTGGTCACATTGCCGGCCACCGAAACACCAGTGATGTTGAAAACAGCCACATTGCTGGTTCCTCCCACTGCCACAGTGATGTTACCGCCAGCGCCGGTCACGACCACGTTGCTGTTGCCAGACACAATTTGATTGGTACTGATGTTGCCTACCTGCGTGACCTGGGCCCAAATGACTGTGCTGCCGTCATAGGTGCCAAAGCAGTAGTAAAAATACGTGCTGTCATAGGCATACATGCCAGGCACGTCGCCTGCTTGACCTACCAGGCTCACAGGTGGCGGGCTCTGCGCACGATCGTATAATTCTGTGAAATTGTCGTCGGTTTTTTGGAATGCAGTGCGTAAGGGATCGCCTTGTCCGTCATTGGGCGTTGCGCCTACATCGATTATTTGTTGAGCCATAGAATAGTGTCCTCTGGCAAGTATTTACCAGATTTTACAGGCTCTGGGGGTAGTGATCAGTCCGGGCTGAAACTGCTGCCGCAACCGCAGGTGGTCTTTGCGGAGGGATTTTTGATGCTGAATGTGGAACCATATTGATCTTCTTGGTAGTCAATTTCGGCACCCTGCAAATAACCGCCGCTCATGGCGTCTACCAAGACTTGTACTCCGGAGATTTCCAAGTTCCAGTCGTCGTCATTTTGTTGCTCGTCCAGAGTGAATCCGTAGCTCATGCCCGAGCAACCGCCGCCCTGCACAAACACTCGTAATTTTAAACTTGGGTTATTTTCTTCGGCCAAGATATCCTGTATTTTGGCCACTGCAGATTCAGTTACTGTGATCATAAGCGTTGGTTGACTACATCCCAGTCAATGATCCGCCAGATATTGTCTAGGTATTTCTCTTTGTCCCATTGATAATCTGTGGCCCAAACATGTTCCCACCAGTCCACCAGCACACAAATATCTGTACGGACTTGATGGTTGGGTATGGTCTTGATGGTGCCTGTGGTACTCAAATAAATCCAGCCGCTGCCTTGGATTTTCATGGCTTCGACCTTGAAAGCTTCCTTGAAATCTTCATAGGTTTTGAAGTTTGATTCAATGAGCTCTAGCACAGCACCTCTAGGGCGGTTGGCGCCCTTGACAGGTCGCAGTTGCGGGAAAAACTTGTTGTGTAAAAAACTGCCAGCACGATTGAAATTGGCATTGCCTTCGCCGGCATTGTACCTTTTTGCATAGCCCTTGGCCAGGTGCTCGTAGTGATAGTTGATTGAATCCTTGCTCAACACCGGATCCAGACCGTCTTCTGCATAGGGCAGGGGTGTGGTTTCCAGCTTGGCCGGGCGTGTACTGGCTTCTAATAGATCTAGATCTTGACGGATTTTGTGTTGCATAAGGATATTTATCTGCGGCGTGTGATGCGCCCGCGGGTCAAATCATATGGACTGAACTCTAGCTCGACCACATCGCCGCCCAGGACCTTGATGTTGTTCATTCTCATTCGACCATTCAAGCTGGCCAGCACGGGTTTTTCAAAGTTTTCGATTCGTACTCGGTACATGGTGTTGGGTAGAACTTCTTCTATAACACCTTCCATTTTGATTACGTCTTCTTTTGAAATATTAACTCCTTATGTTTTACTTAGCTTACGAACTTTAGCATCAACTGATTTATGACTTAACCATTCCCACTCATTTTTTGGACCAGGTTGAGCATAATATTGTTCTTTTGATATTCTACTCATTATTCCTTCTTTACTAATAACAATAACTTTTCCTTGATTTTGCTCACCCCAAGATTTGACATTTTGCTGTTTTGCTCGTGCCTCCTTTATTTTTTGCTTAGTTTCAGCTGACAAAGGACCTTTGTTTTGTTGAGCAGCTTTCATATTGGCACGACATTGCTCAGACTTAGGTTTTCTAAGTTTAGCTTTAGTTTCCTCAGATCTTTTTTTGCCTATTAATTTGGCTCGGCGTTTTTCAATAGTTTCTGCAGATTGTTTTTTGCCTAAATTAGCCTCTCTTAACTTTTGTTTACTTGCGTCTGGGAACTGCCATTCGCCTTTTTTGCGAAGAGTTCCGTTTCTTGCTTTAGTAGCTAATCCCTTTTCTGCGGCAGCTTTGGCTACGTCAGGAGGCAACGGCTTTGGAACTCCGCGTTGTTTTGCAGCGATTCTTTCTACCATCTCTCTTGGTCGCGGCCCAAACCAAGTTGCGCCACCGTCTGTGCCATTCTCAATAATCTGATTAGCCCATATTTTTTTGTTGTCTTCGTTTACGGCTTTAACAATATTATTTTCAATGGAGAATAACTTAGCGGCTTGAATGCATTCTTCTTTGTTGATGTAATAACCTATAATTTCTGTAGTTACATCATTACCGTGTTTTTTAAGGTGAGCAGTCCAATAAATTCCAGAGCCGCGATATTGGTAAGGATCACCTGTAGTTTTACCAAAGTATTTTAGGCCAGTTACATTATGGGTTTTGGTATATAGAGTGGTAGGTTTAAATGGTTTACCCATGGTAACTTTATTTATGCCTATCGTCTTATTACCTATGTAAATCTATCGTCTCATCCTAGCAATCTCTACGATATGGTCGGAATCAAATACTGGGACGGCATTAGATTTTGCCATCTGTGCTATTCCGACTACAGCATCTCCGGTGTAGGTCTGATCATGCTTTTTGACACAGGGCACCCATCCAGTGTCGCGGCTGGCAATTCTAGGAGTTTCACGCCCGGGTGGCACTCGCATGGTGGCTTGTAAAGTGCCTGCGGGCTTTGGGGGCGGTACAGGAGTACGGCTAAATTTGGGAGCCATCCGTTTGAAGTTGCCCAGGCGTTGTTCCCATTCTTGTTGTAGCAGTTCGGCTTTCCGTTTAGCTTCCGCTGATGCCCAACGTCTTGGACCTTTTTTCTTACCAGTGGTTGTAAGCCAAGGACCTTTTTTCTTACCAGTGGTTGTAAGCCAAGGACCTTCTAGATGAAACGCCATATTAACCCCCAGATCTATCATTCATACTACTATTATAACAGGTCTGGAGTTTTGGGTCAACCTGTTACTTGAACAGGATCATGGCCATTATAACTGCTTGTATGGTAAAACCCATGCCAACAGTCACAATGTTCAACATGTCTTTGAGAACCACGGCTCGGGCAAACAACAACACCAAGCCGGTCCACATGAACAGCACTATGTCCAAGTTGGGCACTGTGTCACTGAGTCCTGTGAGCAAGGCCAACAGCGTGGGTATGGTGGCGCAGTGTATGACTACAACTGCCAACCAACCCAGGGTTTCAGCACTTACTTTGGGCCAGTGTTGATCTAACCAGGCTCTTACAGAATTCAATAAATCTTCTAATTTGATTATCATATTTTGTCCGCATAAAAAATGTGTCTCCCAAATTTGGCCACCTGTGGTTTACCCCATTGTGGTTTCACATAGTCCGCATGGAAGTACAGGGCGTTTTTGACACTGGGCAGTCGGAAACCTTCCAGCAGTACCTTTTTGGCCACTTCTTCGGCCTCTTTCCAGTGTGCTGGATATATAGGACGTACCTTTGATGATCCATCACAGAACCATGAGAACTGGCAAATTACCCGGTCGTAGATCACATTCTTCTGATATACCACACCGCAGATGTCCGGGGCAAACCGGCCCGAAGCCACGCGGTTTATGGTGACCTGGGCCACGGCTACTTTGCCTTCAAAGGGCTCAGTTGCGGCTTCCCAGTAGATGTTGCGAGTCAGGCAATCCAGTTGTTTTGCACGATCTGCGGCACTGACAAACCCTTGGCGGGCCACTTCATTTGATGCTTTTAGAGCATCCAGTTTGGAATCAGTGACTGAAATCACCACCACAGCCACGGCCACGAAACTGACGAATTTTACTGCCATGCTACCTAAGTTGAACTTTGAAGAGGTCTTCAATGTCTTCTCCCGTCGGCTTTAGTGAGCCGTTCACCGGAATGCCCAGGATGGGCGCATGGACAAAGTCGCAGGACAAGTGTAGACCTCGGGCCTCAATGCCATACTCTCAGATCTGATCTTTGTTTCCGACCAAATCATACCATTTGTCAATGAAGAGGATTTCCGAAGTCCTCTTTGAAAAAGACCAGCTTTGCGGCACTGGTCAATCCGTTGTGCAGTAGAAGCAATTTGTAATCCTTCGCTGAGCTTGTGTGTGCCAGCCTGGTTGTGTTTTCTACTCGCAAAAATACTTAGTTCCTGTGCCCAATCAGGGCCAAATAACCACAAATTTCCACTCATTTTTGCCATAATATACAGCTATTATAGCATGCCCCATGGTTGCTGTCAATCCACATCGGGTGCAGGCATGGCTTTTATACGATCCCATGTGGCCTGCTTGTCTTTGATGTGTTGTTCCAGCTTACGGTACTGCTCGCCCAAGTCATGCAGTTCCTTCCACTCGGTTTCCAGTTCAGGATTGGTCTGCATGATGTTGAGTCGGTTGCTGATTTCCTGCATGGTCTTCCACAGGCTCACACCATTGATTTCTATGTCAGCGTCTGCACCATCTAACTTGATTTTTGAACTGGTGCTTTGCACTGTCCATGGATGGTTTACCGTTGCTGTGCCAGAACTGGTATAATTGGGGTTGGGGAACACACTCAAATTGATACCATTGATACCACTGGTCACACTGGGATAGGTAAAAGGACTGGTAATACTGACGTTGCTGTATACACCGCTGAAATCCACAGTGTGAGTGTCCCACTTATCAGCAGGATCGGACCATTCGGCTAGAATGTCTTCTAGCCCCGGTTCATGGTCACCCATGTTACTTGGCCGCTAGGGCTTCTTTTTCTGCGGTGATTTCTTTGCGCCGCTCTTTGATGGCCTTGGACATTTCTTGCAGGGCTTTTCTAGCGCGAGCAGCAGATGCTTTAACGCCTTTGCCTGTGAACTTGTCATTTTCGGCGATGTAGGTTTCAAATGCTGTTTTGATTGCTTCATGGTTGCTCATTTTGTTTCCTTAGGTTAATGTGCTGAGTGCACCTAGTAATTATACAGCAAAATTCCGGCATGTCAAATATTAATGTGCCGTTTTGACCAAGGATCCCAAATGACCACATGGTCCCAGGAATGGCTCCAGGTCACCATGAACAGGCTCAAGGTATTGTGATCAAACATGTGCATTCTGTTGTCCTCTACCCGGGCCGCTATGCTGCGGCTGGTCTGGCACCAGCGTGTGAGCATGTTGCGGGCATCTGCGTCACGCAGGATCACGGTAAAAAGAGGTTGTTCGCTACGGTAAGTTGGTACTGACATCAGTGCAGGACTTGATCGGCGCTTCTGGGTTGATTGATCTGTTCCACGTATTTAATGAAATCGTCATCGATGATCAGGCGTTCATCATCATGTGCCTGGGCAAGATCATCAGGAACGCCCAAGATCCGCATGAGACCACCCACATGCACTTCGGTGATACCACACTCATGCAACACCACGCACAGGTTTAGTATGGCCAAGCGTATGGCCTGGTCCACTTTGAGATCTTCCAGCATGCTGTAATTTATGCCAAAAAGAAAACGGCCGAAGCCGTTTTGTGTGATGCCAGGGCACAAGGCCCCTGAGGTATTAGGCTGCTACTTTGTCTG